ACCGCTTTGACCATGTCCCACCCCTGGTTAGTCTCTGCTACTATCCTGTCCCCTTCCCACTTATACAGGTTCCTGATCCCATACGTTGCCCACTGGTTAGGGGACATAATTCCTGAGACATCATCAAGGACGTAAAAATGACCGTCAAAGCCTATCCCTGCCGTTACTATTCCCGCCTCGTCTGAGGACTGCGTTGAAGTACCCGACGGGTCAATAGCCGTTACGATAGTCTTTAGTGCTGGCTTGCCATATTGATCTAAGGGTAACTCTGCCACCCTGTACTTGTCGATAATGTCGTATGTCCACAAAGCCCCTTCAATGTCATCAAGAAACTCACCGAAGCGAAACCTTTTCTGTTGACGGTGCGAGAGGGTGTTTAATACTGATTCGATATAATCTTCCGGAAGGTTCTCTAAGTTATCATCCGGGTTCATCCTCATGTGAGAATAATACTTCCCGTCTAATGGTTCATTAGAATCAGGGTTGACGTGCTGAATAAATAGTTTATAAGTCCAGTGCTGAGTTGACGGCGGGTTACAGTCGCAATAGATACGGTTCGTTAGTGCTGTCTTTTGTGCAAGACGGGTAAGAAGAATTGAATATGATGAATAATTAACCTGCGAAGCCTCGTTTATGAAAATAGATGAATATTCATTTCCTAATACCTTTTCGGTTCTGTCTTTGTCATCTAACCCGCCCAGCCATATTTGACTGCCGTTACTAAACTCCATGAACCAATCAGAACGGTTGAATGTAGGAGTGACACCCGGAAAACACAACTTAAGAACACGTGGAATAGTATCATGCCATAATGACTGCTTGGCGTGGTTGAATGCGAACCGGCAAATTAATGCACGGGAACCGGGTTCTTTCAACGCCCGGTGTATTATTGCGTATATGATGATGAAAGACTTACCGGAGCGGGAGCCACCATATAGCAAAGTGTATTTTGGATCACTCGCCATAAGGTCTATCGCCTCCCGTTGTTTGGTAGTCTTTACGAACATCTATAACTTTGAATCTTGTTGATCATAATGTAATTCTATCCCCCCTGATATTGTGTGATCCTGTCTGTCTGTCCACTTAAAATTAGACTTCAGATTCATTATTCCGGAAGCTTCTTTGATCTTTCCCTTTTTAATGTGCGAAAAACAATTGGCCTCAAGGTTAGATAAAATACGACTATACAAGTCTTCCAACTCCGAGAACTTACTTACCAAATATGTAAATACGTCTCTATAAGTGCCAAGATCACGGGCTATCTCTCCGATGAAGTCATAATCATCCTGAGTTGATAATTCAAGTGCTTTATCAAATAACTCCTGAGCTTCTTTCAAAGTCCAAACTTCAGCATTCTTATTTCCTTTCTTTGCACCCACTTGATTATCAATAAATTACTAATTATGAATAAAAAGCACCTTATCTATCTTCAGCACCCTGTAATTATTCTCCTTGCAATACTTAACTACCTCATCGCAGTATTCCCCGTCTGCCTGAATCTTAACACTGTTAAAGCCTACTTTCTTTGCTATGTCAGCCCTGACAACAAAAGCTCCCATGTCAATAGCGTTAACCTTTGGGATGCAGTGTACCACGTCGTAATCGTAGTAGTTAGTCAGCATATCACAGTAACACATACCTACCGCCTTAGTCATCCCTGTCAGCATCTTGTCAACAAACGTCCTCGCGTAGAAATTATCATCATTCGTTATGAGTATCGGATCATCGGGCTGTGCGGGTATCTTATCCAGCATCATCTTACGATTAGGATGCCCCCATTTGCCCTTACGAACTTTCGACTCACATAATATTAAACGCTTATCTTGAAATTCTGTTACAATATCTGTGATTTCTTTTGGAGTCGGGCCGTCATGGATGATATACAGTTGCCAGTTAGGATTAGTCTGAACAATGAAAGAAGAGATCAGTAGTTTGATTTCTTTCGGACGCTGATAAGCAACAGCAATGATCTGAAGGGTTCTCATATTAATCTGCAAACTTTACAATATCATCTTCACTTATTGTAATAATACTATTTCCCTTTTCAACAAAATAGAACCTTTCAAAATCTGATTCCGACTCTAGTGCTGACATTAGCCATCTTCTCTCGACATGATTTTCACCCTTAATAGTGAGAATATCGGTTTTTGTTTTATACTCATTATCTCTACGAGGGACAAATAATACCTTATCGCCAAATTGAAAATTAGGTGGATTTTCAAGCTTCCAAATAGACAATTTTAAACTCTCTATTTCTTCTTTTGCCTTTTTTATATCATATGCCATGTCATCTACTGCCTTATCCAGTTCTGAACGGGAGCGGCTTGTTGTTGAAACATAAAATCCTTTCATAATTTCTGTTTTTAAATATAGTTTTCTTTCTTTAATATCGTAGTCATCGAACACTTACGCCCGTAATCCTCTTTGTTGATATAGTCCTTTGCCAGCCGGTTGCCATTAAACCAGTGAACGCAAAGCGTATTATTAGTCAGGAACGAAAGATTGTTATGATTGAATAGCGTTTCAAGGTGATAAGTCGAATAAGGGTAAAACGTGTCATAAGGAATTGCCAGTATCCGGGGAAACCTCGGTAATATTGTTGCCAATGACGGGTACAGTTTATTCAACATCTCAGATCCCAAAGCCTGGTGATTGGATTTTATTTCTTTGACAGAAACAAGACGGGAATAGTCAATAAGCGATTTGATAAACCCGCTATGCTTTTCGGCTATCAGATTTGACACGTTATGAAAGCCATAAGTCATTTGATAAAATGAGACAATACACTCAAAGTCCTTTGGATTTCCGATGCACTTAACTTTTTCGATACCTGAAATAGGCTTTAACCAAATAGTGTCAAAGTCAGAATAAACGCCCCCTTCCTGAAATAAGATTGCCCTTCTGAAGTTATCCGATCCCTGACAGGCATGAGCCTCAATAGGTACGTCGTAATCTTCAATGTCAATTATCTTAATATCTACATAATTGTAATTAGCAAGTTTATCAAGATAGTCCGGGCCGGTATAATCCGGAACGAAAGTATTCTTACCCATCTCTGAGGGTGACTGCTTTGTTAAGTAAACGGTAATCTTCCAATCCGGGTTATACTTATGGAAGGAATCAACGGTCATCAGGTTTAACCAGCTCATTGGCGAACCGTCCCAATACAGATGACATTTCTTTGGTATCATAGGTCAGGTGTTATTTTATGAATAGCCCTCTTTTCATTTAGAGTCCGGATGTAATTCCACAACTTCGCGTTCTTTCGTATCAGCTCCGGGTCCCGATTTTTTTCTTCGTAATGGTGCTGATGAAATACATAAGGATCATCTGTTATCTCGACTTTCAGACTCAGGTTTCGGATATGATGAAGGAAAACATTATCCTCATAAGCTATGCCATCCTTCAGCCGTTCATCAAAGCCGTTAACCTTTCGCAGATTTGCGGGTGTGATAGCGGAACAAAAATGATAACCCACCGCCCGGTAAATTGGATGGTTGTACCATGCCCCCTCACCGTCAAAAGTTGCGCCCTGAGGCCACATAGTCATCGGCGGTATCTCACTGCCTTTCGGAAGGGAATAACATCCGTAGCTAATATAGTTTTTTTCGGTGAGGTTTTTCTCGGCATGGCCTATTATGTCCCCAGCATGATAACATTCTGCATTCTGAATTAAAACAATGTCGGGTTTATGTTCAAGTGCTATTTCCAAACCCATGTTATAGGGGACCGACGAATTAACCCATGACTTGTTTTTTATACAAAGAACATTTGCCGGGAAAATTCCACTTTCAAGAAGCAATTCACTGGCTGGTTCTTTTACCGAACCGTCGTCGACAACTATGATGACAATATCCTTGCCCTTGTACTGATGAAGTGAATTAATGGTATTAATTAGTTGAACCTTCCGTTCATGATACGTCATCACGATAGCCGTCCGCATTTTCTTAGTCTTTTTATAGTTGATGAAACTTCTGTTAGTGCCGTCTTGTAATAATACCTTTCATCTTCCGGTAGTGCGGAATAATCCCGGTAGTACCACGGGATATGTCTACAGATATATGGCCTATTAGTCCTGACCGCCGAATAACCAAACTCTTTTAAAGGATAACGGTACAATGCAAAGGTGGTATCGGTGTCAGCCTCAAAATAAAGATCATCCAGTGGTTTCTTCCAGTAAGGAGCCTCAAAGTTGCGGATGAAATT